CACGGGTGGGTATCCACCATTCAGTATCTGGATTATCTTCTAGGATAGCCTTGACCTTGAGTACATCTGACCAGGTGGCAAACGCCTCACCTCTAGTCATGAAGCGCACTCGCTTAGTCTGCTTACGTTTACGTTGAAGGAAAGGTTTGATGGAAAGAGGATCAAGACTTTGCCAGATACTTTCTACTCTATCATCTCGATCATGCATTTTGGGATAGAGTTTGTATAACTTATTATTGAAACAAGTTATATTACAAAACTCTGTCCTGTGTACGCAAGAGCCTTGATGGTTGTTTGTGTCATTAATAGGACGGTCAATAGCAAACTGTCCTATGTCATCACACCAGCGAAAGAGATCGTTCAGTTCTGTAGTTGTAGTCATCTTATGTATCCTTTACGTAAGATAGTATTCATTACCATCATAGATTGTTACATCTACTTTGTCATCTACTTCTTCATTTTTCCAATCGTAATCAGACAGTTCACCTGCCTCATCCTCTGCTTTTGTACGAATGTATTTTATTTCAGTATCGTTTAGTTCTCTGTCACTTTCAATCGTAACAGTAGCACTCTGTTGAACAGTACGATACACTGTCACTTGATACTTTTTCATTAAACTAGTTCCTTCCATTGGTATGCTTTACCAACAACTACAATCTCACTATCTGTTTCAATCCAAACATGAGCGCCACAGGATAGCGGTTTATCTGGACTATATCGTATTCGGCAGGGTCCATCAACAATAATATCTTTAGCATAGATATTATCTTTGCTGGTCTTACAGGTTAGTGGTGGTTTTCTTGTGTTATTCTTACGATTAGCTTTTATCACATGTTGATTAACATGGATTATTTTCTTCATCTTTCTTTACTCCAGTAATTATCTTCAAGGTAATTATTTACCTCATCTTGTCCATAAGTGTCGAACATTATTCTCAACCATTCATGGCTTTGCATACCATCAATAATGTGTTGACCCCATCCATTAGGGGCAGAGCGTAAAGCCTTAACATATTTCTCAGTATCTTTTTCTATACTCATAGTGCCTCTCATTTTCTTTTCCTTTCAATACGAAAGATTTCTTTAGTGTAGTCTGTCTTCTTAGCCAAGATATTAAACTTATGTCTTGACCTCTTGAGATTGTCAAGGAATTTTTCAAAGTCAAAGGTAGTATTCTCAAACGCTTCTAACAATGCTAGTTGAAAAGGCTTCCTATCTAGCACATTCTTATCCAAGGTAGGATTAGTAGGGCATCTCTGCACTCGCCTAATTTTAAGT